CCTCTGATGCACTCCTACCCTCAATCGATGTACCATTTACTCTTAGAAAATCATCGTCAGCGACACCCGACGTAAATGTTGCGACATTGCCACTGGATATGCCCGATGTAGGGAGTTGTGATGTAAGAGCTACAGTTCCAGCTGTTGTTGGAAGAACTATTGATATGTTGCCCGAAAAATCCGAATGTGCTGGTGCGGTTAGCTGTGCATAATGAGCGTTAGAACTTTCACAGTAAAAGCGTACATACGATTGCGCTCCACCATTCTTTATAGAGATAGCACCTTGCGAAATATCTACACCAGTTGTTCCGTCGATCTGCACCACTCCAGTTCCGTTTGGTGTTAGTGCAATATTACGATTGCTCGTTGATACAAGACCATGCGTCACAACATCGAGATCACCGCCAAGCTGCGGAGAACTATCCGACGCAACCGACGTTAATGATGCTTGAGTTACGTTTTGCCAGGCTGATCCCGTCCAAACTTTTATAGCTGAAGCCGTGCTATCGTAAAAAAGATCTCCAGAATTTAATGCGTCACCATCATTATCGGTTGATGGCTCACTCGACTTTGATCCCAAATATACATCATCGAAATTATCCGCGCTAACCGCTGCTGCTGCTGCACTTGCTGCTGCTGCCGTTGCAGAAGAAGCTGCCTCGGATGCTTTTGTCGTTGCCGTATCTTTGTGGCCGGATGCTGTTGATGCACTCGAGGCTGCCGCCGTTGCGCTGCTTGCCGCTGCCGTCGCACTACTGGCTGCCGCTGTTTGCGCTGTTGTGGCTGTAGCTGCGTCTACTAATAGATCATACTTGGCGCTGTTTGCATTGGTTGTAAGAGGTTGTGAACCCGAACTTGTATGCGCTGCATTGACTATAAATATATTGTTTGTGCTTGTGTCTTTAACAATATCACGCTGAACATACGCAGTGCTAGCGGCCCAATTACCCTGGAACTCCCCTATTTCCTGTGCAATACTGAGTTCCCCGGATGTATCAAAAGCAATCAGCTTACTCGCTCGATCCGTTGCTGACGTTGTAAACTCGGTCGATGTCATAGTATTAGTACGCGATAGCTTGAGTGATCGGTCTAATTCTTCTTCGTGCTGCTGCACCATACGGACGAGCTTGTCCATGTTTGTTTCCAGGGTTTCCGCTGGAAAAGGATCGTTAGCCACTAGATCCATTGTCTGCGTGTTTGCTAGCTCCGATCGTATAACAACTGTTTCGCCGGATGCTGGCCTAAAATCGCTTGTCGAGTAATGTGCATCCGAGGCATTGCCGGTATTAAATTTAAATAGAACTGTGCCGCCGCTCGATACTCCAGCGCCAGTGACAACATAATGTGTATTGAGTGTCTTTACTGTTTCTACACCGGTCGAGGATCTAATAATAACTGTAAGATCCGCGTCTGCAAAAATCTTAAAATCATATGCAAAAGAGTGAGTCGATCCGTTTCCCGAATAACTCTTCGAGATCGTCGTTGTACTAATGGTCATGTATTTACCTCGTTAGATTGTCAAATCTTGGGCCGCGTTGTGGCGCTTTTCTTCCTGGCCTCCACCAATAGGAATTTCCGTATAACTTTTTCTGACGTTTTTCTAAGCGCCGCCGCTTTGCTTTTGTCTTGGGATCTGCCATTTCTGATAGTTGATCCCAAACTCTTCTTTCCAAAGCTAACCGGCCATACCAAAGAGTTCCGCCAGGAACATATCTCTTGGTGAAGTTTACGGCCTCTGCTGCAAAATTAGTGTCTTCACCCTGGGCAAGCTGCACTAAATTACCAACGGAGAGATTTATTAGATCATTACCAAAACCAACTACCGGCCCAGCTACTGTTGTTGCTATTCCTTGACCGAACCTATTGACGTTAGAAAATAAAAAATCGCCATATATTCCAAACCCACCAGAGGCCATGAGGGCATGGCCCCAAAACTTAGCATCATCCATTGGTCGAGGATCCCGGCCCTTTGCTAGTTCTTTCATTTGTATACCAAAAGCTGCCAACACTGTACCGGCGATAATAAATTGTGCCAGGTATCCAACTTTTTTATTGTTCTTTAACTCTGCAACACCGCGAAACATATGCGTGTTCATAATCGTAACACCAAAGTTTTTATACATCGCAAACGATCGTAAGATCTCTCCGCCTAACTCTCCAGGTTGTGTATTAGCCAATAAACTCAATCTTGACCGCAGTGAACCTGTGGGTACGGCAAATTCCGTTTCCATGTTAATCATTTCTAATATTCTTGTGCCTAGTCGCTCTGCCTCTCCAGCATCAATGTCAGTACGCTCTATGAGCTTTTGTACGTCAAAAAATGTTGCTCCCTCATACTCAAGCAATTCTGTCTGTCGTATAACTTCCCAATCTGCCGGTTTAAATCCATAGTTATCCATAGCACGACGCAACCCCTCGTCTAGCTGTGCAAAAGGCTTATCGACGTTATCAGCAAGTGTTCCTAAAAACTGCTGACCAAAGGCCCATCGACCAGCTTGTGTCCAGGGCGAAAGCAAAGAGCCTCGCATTACTAAATCACTTATACGTTTAGTTATTTCCGGGCCACTTATTTCACCAACATATCGCATTTGTGCAGACGCTATTGTAGTCCAGTGATCGGCAATCAATCCTAATCGTGTCGCAAGTTTGCCTCTCTCCTTTGCTTTCATAGGATTCATAAACTTTAAAACTTGATTTAAAGATTTTACCTGAGGTAATCCATTGAATTTTCGTGCCAGCGATTGACTATTAAGATCTGTAATAGCTGTGTAAAATGTTGATCCTAGCTGTGCAGCTGTAAGAATATTTCGTAATCCAGCAAATCCGTTTGCAATAAATCCATTTATAGGGGCATTAAGAGTTCCCATGTGCGCCCGGTACAGTGTGTCCATTTTTGCTTTAGCTTTGTTTGCTCTTGCATCTCCGACACCAGTTTCCATAACTCGTTTATCTAACGCTGTTTTTATTGCGTTTATTGTTGTCAATGGATTTGGCCCCAGGACTTCCATCATCGCAATATCACGCGATAACGACGTAATATGGGTAATCATTGTATCAAAAGCATTAACATTGCCAAACTCACGCTGGTACTCTAGCCAGCTATCGCCGTTTTTAAATTTGAGAAAGCGATGATCTTGTCGTCTATTAGCCATAGACCGGCCTTGCATTGCACCGCCAGGCTGTACTTTATTTAACCCATTTTGTGTGATTGTTGCGTAAACTTCTTTCAATACTTCTTTTAGTCTTACTTCAGAAAAAGCTAAACCAGTTTGCTCGTCAATCATTCCCTTAATATCCAGCTTTGCGATCGTAAAATCTACCCACTCATCACGCGGTTTCTTTCGGATCCGAACAGCATCATGTACTTGTGGCATACCCCAATTACGTAATTTAGGTATTGCGCCACCAGCTGCATTGAACCTTTTACGCAGCATATCTGTTGTTTGTGTCCAGGCATCCGCCATTTCTCTAGCTGCCGTATCTCCGGTGTTTTCACCAAACAACTCACGCACCATGTTTTTTTGTTTTGCTTTTTGCTGCGTTTCTCCAAATATATTTCTTTTGAACGAGGCAAGTATTTCGTCCATTCTTTTAAAGGCTATGCTTTTTATTGCGTCTGCTCTGCTTTCTACAGACGAAAAGTTTTGATCGCGTACATGACCAAGAAGATTTACTGCTGCATCCGCTGGATCCTGGCGGCCAAATGGTGTTTTATGTGTGTCTAGGATCTGCTCGATCTCTTGCCATTTACGTGCTTGCAGTAGTTTTTTTCTGCGTGTTTCGTATTTCTGTCGCCGGATCGTTGCTAGAGTGTCGGCTGCGGCTCGAGCATCCGCTGGAGCATTTGCCATATTTCCGCGATACTCCCCGGCAAGCTGGTCAAACATTGTATTGATTTCGTTTGCATCTTCTTCCCTAATCAATCCCTCTTGAACACCATCATTTATGCAGTTTTGAAACGTACTCATTTTACGCAATACCCCATCCGCTCGATCATCTTTTCTTCATAATCGATTTCATCTTTTATCTGTCGCATTGTTTGATTGACAACTGTGATATTGCCAGCAGCATCCGTCACAGAGTCGACCGGAACTTCATAATCTAGCTGCTGGTCTGTAACTTCTTCGCTATCTCTAAGACTTGCTGTTTGGCTCTCGGTGAGTTCGCTCTCTGGATCCCTCGTTCCTCCGCCGCGTCGTAGTCGAATATCAGTGCCTTTGATGACTTCTCTTGTGTCTTCGATGAGGACTTTGCCGTCGTCGATTTGGCCGTTGTTGTCGATTCTTGTGTAGCCATCAGCTTTCCCTTGTTGTTTTAGCGTGTCGTATGTTTTACCAGGATTATCACCAACTTTGCGAACATAGTCTGGATTGATAAGTCGCCCGGTTTTAACAAACCGCATAAACATTCTACTACGTGCATTATTATAAGTAACAGACATATCAACTAAATCAACAGAATATCCTTTTTCTTTTAACTTAGTGATGAGCTTTTCTATTGACCCAGGACTACCGCCAACTTTTGGTATTACGACATTATCACCAAACTCTAACGCAAGATTAAGCACTCGCTCTGCAATATCGCTGCTTTCTTCATGTACTGCGTTTGCTCCTATACCGCCCTCATACTCCGGTAATAATTTTTTTGCCTCGTCACTATCAATAATAGCTGCGTTCATCTTACGTGCTATGGGATTTGCTAGCGTTGATTTGCCGGCAGCTGGTGGCCCTAATACAATAGCAGCGCGTCTATCTTGATTTATATACTGACCTTGTGGAAGATCTAAACCATCGTCTTTCCAAGCCATATTTCTTGCGCCACGATACAAAGCAGCTATTGCATCAGCATAACCTTGTATTTGTTCTCCAACGTCAACACCCATTTTTTTAAGAGATGTTGTATTGAATACCCTTGATGTTTCCCAAGACTCTGTTCCATAGGTCGGATTTACTTTAGGATCGCTGGTTTCTGGAATACGGCTTGCCTCTTCCATCGCTTTTGTTACAGCTGGATGCGCGTCTATTGTAGCCTCTTCAGCACCCTCATCTAATATCCGTCCTAGATCGTTTCGTAATTCATCATCAGATTGGAAAGCCTCACGCGGCGTTTTAGGCGGCGGCTCCTGGAACATGTCGGCTGCCAACTGATCCATTTGCTGATTGGATCCTGGGCCGGCTGCAACGTCAAATGTTTCTAGGTTTTGCTCAACTGCGATTGCCGGTACTTCGCCGTTCTGCGGCGGAGCATCGATAGCGCGTCCTGGATTGCTAGGGATTTCCCCAAAGAAATCGCCTCGACCAACTGCTCCTCGGACAGACTCGACAAAGCTGTCTGTAGCCGCTGCATATTTTCCATCTCTTTTGGCGGCTCTGGCGGCAGCTGTGAGGTCGTTGCTAAGTTGTCCTCTTCGGTTTGCAAGGGTTTGGATGAGGTCGATTGCCTCTGCATCTTTTTGGATTTTTTGCTCATTCGCACTCCTAACCAACTTGTTACCAGCTGATTCAAACTTTGTTTGATTACGTACTATAGTATTAAAGGCGCTTTTATCACGCTGCAATATTTTTATCGCGTTATCGAGAACCTTCGCTCTTTCAAAATATAGGCTTTCTTCTTCGATCTTATCGCCAAACAAACTCTCCTGGTTGACCTTTTCTGTGCCGCTATCCATAACTTGCCGGGTTACAGCCTCTGTCTGCACGTCGTTTTCCGGCTTTACTTTGGCAATAACATTCATTGCAGCGCGCTGCATTGTGGCATCTTCCGGGATCATCCGGCCCACTACGCTTGCTTGTTGTGGTGAAACAAGACCATTTACAAATAAACCAAAAGCCTCGTCGTCTTCGATGTTAACTATGTTTCGTGCCATACGTACCAGGGCAGATCGCGGCGGCAACTCAGTAAACAGTTTTTTATCGCCACGTAAAACCTTGACAGCATCAAGAACAGTACCGGTTCCCTCGGAAATATTTTTCATCGCGGCAGTAGCCATTGCTTGATCTCTTGTTACGCCGTCTTTTTCGCGCAATATGAAGCCGTTTAAAAAAATATCTTGTTCTGGATTTTGCTTCTTAATTCTTTTTGCCAACCCTAAACGCTGGTGTCCGTCAGCTATAAATAACTTCCCATCAGCTTGCTCGTATACATAAACAGTACCAGCTTTACCAGGATCCCATTTTGTAATACCTTGCAGTCTTTCAGTAACACCGAACTCGTCACCACCCTCTTTAAATTGAAATGATTTTGCGTCTACGTTTAGTTCATCAAGTTCGTACCTTGCTAAAACATCATTGATATTTGCTCTTGGCTTGACTTCGGGTTGTGCTTCTAACTGTGTTTCTAAATCTTTTTTTTGTTCGTTGAGAACTGTTAGTATTTCTTTTGCATCTTCTAGGTTTTTCTTAGACTCAAGCGCGTCTATTCTTTCGTAAGCAGCAACATAATCATCGCTTTCAAGTTGTTTTGTTTGTCCTAATTGATCTAGTTCTTTTAATATTGCCTCTTCTTCTTCTTTAAACTGTGTTTGGAATAGATCTTTTGCCTCTTCTATTTGTCCAATTTCTTTGTTTATTTCGTTTAAATTGGCTGCACCCTGGCCGGGATTAGCTTGTTTTTGCAACTCAGCTTGCGTTACACCGCTTGCCGGTTCGTCATTTATACCAGGTAACACACCCTCGTTTACCGCATCATCAACATTATCCATCCGATTGAGATGCTCATCAACATCATTGATAGGCTTGTTTGCAAACGTATTTTCTATCTCATCGACCATATCCGCCGCTGTATCGGCTGCTGCACTTGATCTTTGACCCACAGACTGGTGCGCTTTTTTTATCGCCTCATAGCCTTTTTTTGCCTGGCTAGCTGTTAGCTTTACTGTGTCACCACCAACCTTAAAAACTAAAGGAAATGCAGCACTCAATGCAGCCGCAGAACCTACATTTACAGCAAAGTCTTTAAAGGTATAAGGTAAATCGAGTGTCTTATACCAATCCGCTACCTCGGCTTGTATTAAGGCTTCACTTGTGCCGCCTATTATTGCCTCACGAAACATCAAACTATACAGCGTTTTTAGACCAGGCATGATTGCGCCGGTTCCTACTGTTCCTTGTATTATCGGATCATCAAAGGATCCATACGCTGCACCGGCAAATTGCCCTAGATATTTTCTCCAATCAGTAGATCGTGCTGCGACTTGTTGATTTTCTTCTGCCCTATCTTGCGCCATCTTAATAGCGCGATCCATAATAAAATCGTGATTAAGCTGATCGAACTCTACGCCAAGTGTTTCCGTATTATTCTTTGCAAAATCTAATATTTTCTTTACATCATGCTGGTATTTAAATGTGTTTGTGCCGCGTGTCGCACCACCACTAAATATACCCTTATTCAAGTGCCTGGCTGGGTTATATAACTCCTCGCCAGTCTTTCTTTGAATCTCGTCTATAAATGGCTGCCATGCCTCTTGCAGCATTACCGCTCTTGAGTTGCTATTACCGGTCGCTCTTTGCGCTGCGTCTGCTGCTTTTGTGTTTTCTGATAACGACGATTGCGGTGTTGTTACTCCAGTTAATGAGTCAAGATAGGATCGACTTCTGTATTTTTGAAATATCGCACTCATTCTTTAATATTCCCAAACCCGAAAAAACGTCTTTTCACTTCCTCTGTAAAAGCGTTCGGAAACTCTAGCTGCAACTGATATAAATTAAGTATAAGTTCATCGCCGTTTGGATATCGCACTACACCATTTCTGGATTCATCCATGATGATGTATTCATCGGAACTGAAATATTTTAGAACATAGTCATCGTTTCTGTTTCGTATATCGTTTATAAGCTCCTCAGATAATTTTAAGTCTGGATCATCTGGGTCTTCTCCGGCAATAATGTTCATCGCCTTCACAATATCTGTGCTTAGATTATCCAGAAAATTTTCGACTTCATCAGCTGTCATCTCCGGCGGCAACAATGTCTTTTGCTCTCGTACTTGTTGTATACCTCCTCGATCACCCTCTGCGCCTACTATTGTATTTAATGATTTTACAAATAAATCTTCATCGTATTCCATAATACCTAGACCCTTGTAATGGGCCTTTGCCAGTGTAAAAATTGTGGCTAAATCATTGGGATCCATCCGTTCAAAAATATTCTGTCCATCATTATCAGTAATAAAAGCATTGAAAACCTCCTCTGGAGATGTGAGTTCCGCTGTTGATGGCAATTTTAAACCAGCGTCAAACTCTTCCATACCTTTCATTATTGCGAGTGCTGCATCATTTCTTCCGGCATTTACCAGTGATCCTAGTGCCGCCATATCATGTGCGTCTTTCTCGCCCATTTGCGTAAATACTTTTGTAACTGAACCGCCCCAGGCTTTTTGAAAGTTTGCAACAAAAGCAAGTTTGGTGTTTGGATCAAGATCTTTTTTCTTGATAAGTCTTTTGAAACTATCAACTTCGTTTTTTGTCAGATACTGTGGCTCCGATAAATTGTAATGCTCAGCTACTGTTTCTGCATTGACATTCCTTGCTTCCACAAATGTGGGATCGAAATTCCCTTGCTCATCAAATAGGTTTTCGACCGGCTCATCAATTATTCCGTTATCTCTACCCCATTGCAATGCGTCGTTGTTAAGTGCCGTAATCATTTTATTACGTCTACTTTTAAGAAAATTATTTGCAGCTTGTTCCGCTTTAGTATCAAGACCAGCACCACCAAACGTCGGTGTACCCTCTTCCATATCTTGAATAACCCTATTTAAATCATCAATATCCGCCGTTCTAACTGTAGCTGCAACTGTGCTTACTAGTGAAAGCTCGTTTCTTTTATTCTTAAATGACTCTGAAACACCAGGATCTTTTCTAATTACATCATCCATATTTGATAAAAGATTACTTACAGCCTGGCTATCCGCTTGGCCTTGCTCTTTCATTTGATTTAGCAAATCATCTGTTTGTGATGTAAGCATTGTTTTAAGAGCAGTATTTTGTGACTTCTTCGCTCTTTCTTCAAATCCTGGGCCGTATATCGACGCGATATCTGTTGCCGACGTTTTAAGTACACTGGCTAACTCATCATCGTCTAGCTGCGTAAGTCTTTTATATAACTCCTCTGCACCAGCTAAACCACGCGATGCAAGCGTTTGACCAGCTTCTACATTGCCAAGAACTAGCTCTCCTTTTCTGCCGTCACGAATAGCGTTACGTATAGCGGTGAGTGTAGTAATCTCGGATCCGCGCTGGTCTGCAATAAACTTAGTGAGCGCATTACGTGTCGCGCCTAACTCCATTGCTTTTATTGTTTCATTAACCTTTGTCTTGCTTGCGCCGGTTTGTGAAACATAACCATTCGTAAATACTTTTATGTCGCCAGTTATCCTGGCAATATCATACGCATCAAGACTTGGATCGCTTAACTGCCGCTCGCCCTGGACGAGTTTTGCACTGTAGTTATTAGCACTTGCTATTTGTATCTGTCGATCAACCTGGTTGCGCAGCTGGAACCTATGCTTTAGTTCTAGCTGGCTAAATCGTGTATTAAAATAGTTCTGACTATATTCGTCTTTGCCTACATTCTTTCTTAGCTGCTCTTTAACACTATTAGACCCACTCATCCATCGTGGATTATCTCCGTCTAGTATGTTGTTGTAATCGCGTGTTTTTTCTAAATCGTTTCGTAACTTAAATAGCGCCTCCTCCGCTGCAATATCGGCCTCGGCTAGTAAATTGTTTCGTACTGTTTTATAGCGCTCTTTTGCGTATTCCCCTACTTCATCAGCAAACGCACTGAAAGGACTAGCTTTTGCTAACTCTGTTTGTGCTGCAAGCTGTACGTTTTTACGCGCCGTTATAGATCGACCAGGCGCTTCACTGGTTGCCCTGGTTTGCGCGGTGTATAAAGGTATTCGCATTTATCACCTATGATGCTAGTGTTCGCGCAGCTGATCCAAAACTTTGAATTAGACTTGCCGTACCTTGTGATCGTAGACTTGCAGCGGCAGATCCGCCCTCCATACGTGCAAGCTCCGCATTTAGCCGGGCATTTTCTTGCGCGTCATCTATCTGCATGTTTGTTACGTCGTTGTTGAACTTGTCGTTATCGAGTTCAAATTTCATTTCCCTGGCGTTTTTTCTAAGAGTATAGATCGGTGTACCCTCGGCTATATCAATTCCACCATAGGCATAGTTTGCTTTTACTTCGCCCTGGACAGATTTAAAACTTTCTTTCTTACGATCGTTGCTTACACCAAAGTTTGCGTTGACGAATTGCCGCTGCTTTTCCAGCAAATCAACGTCGCGCTCTATAATGGTTGCGTTAAAGTTTGCTGCTTGTTGTGCCGCTGCCGCTGCATTATCGGCTGCTTGTTTATCGTTTATGCCGCCAAGAATACTTGATCCAGCAGCTACTAAATTAAATACTGTTAAGAAATCCAATGTTTTACCTATACATCAAAAGTGTTCATACGCGCATACAATGCCAGGACAGTGAGAGGCAAAGGCTGGCTTTGCTTAACAAAAATACGATCGTCTTCCTCAAACCCACCGGCAAACTCAATATCCTTATCACCGGTAAACAAACTAACCGCTTGATCCATTGCCATGCTGCTATCACGAAAAGGCACACGATCGGCATCGCTCGAGGACGATCCAACCTCTAGTCCTACAGTTCTAAATAAACGCAGCGTTATGTGATGAATACGTTTAGGCTTACCCTGGCTCGTACCATCGACGGATCCGCTTTCTAGTCTAAGTGTCTGTAAATTAGACGTGTATCCCAATCCTACCGCTGCCGTTGTTGCCGATACATCTAAACTTATAGTGCCGCTGCTAACAGCTTTGTCGGCATGCGATCCACCATTACCAAGTATGCTTACTGTTTGGCCCTCCAGGTGATGCAATGCGCCAAGTGATGTTACAGCGCTGCCGCTGTACGTAAGGCCGCTATCAACAAAAAATGCTGACGTTGCTGACGTACCAAAATCAAATAGCTTTAGTCGCTCGACATAGCGCTTTGTTACTGAATTGATAGTTCTCTTGACTATCATGTATAACTCATCTTCGCCGGTATCTGTTGGCAATGTGGCTATGCTTTCGACCACTGCATTACCGGTACTGAACACACCGCCTATTGTATGCTTATGCCAGGCAACAACTTGTTCCTCTCGACGATAGGTAAGACCCAGCAAAACGCCATCCGATCGTAAGGCCCACACAACGCTATCTGGTTCTTGCTGATACGCAAACTCTGTTATGCCGCCCTCTGTTATATGCTCCGCTAATATCGTCATATCCGGGGCCGTATAGCCGCTGGTATCGACATCTCCTACAAATCGAAACTCACGTACCTTTCTATTGCCGCGTTGTAGAAACAAAGTAACGTCTGCAACTTGTACCGGATCCGCGTTAGCTGATCCATAATTACTATACTTACGAATAAGTGTTGTTGTCGGTGTTATAGGGCCGTCATTGGTTGTACTAACCACATATTCACCGCCCGACGTACCCACAGTAAGAACGCGCGTAGCTGTTAGAAATCGTATTGCGTTTACCTGGTTGCTAGCAATCGTGTAGATTAGCGCATCATCGGCATTACTGCCGGCTGTAAAATTAGTATAATCCGCTGTTTTAGAAAACCATATTGTTTGTGGGTTATTATTTGTATTGGCAAAAACAAGCCGCTGCTCGAAAAAACTGACGACACTAGGATAGTTATCACTAGAGTTATTAAGATTAGGACTAGGCGAACCGCTTATCGAGGGTGTCGCAAACGTCCAGGTTGTATGTGCTGACCTGGTTAATGTGCGTATCGCATAACTAGGATGCACGATATACATTGTATCCGCGCTTTGTGCAAAACGTAATGTCGGTAGATCCGCTTCGGGATAAGGTGTTGCCACCTCGAATATCTCGTTGATGTTACCGGCGCTGGCATACGCTGTAAAACTTGTTGTATTGATCGCGTTACCGAATAGATCGGTTAGCGTAAATGTATTCGTTGTAGAATTAGCGACTTTATAATTACGTGTGTTTAACTCTGTCATACCAACGATTGAGTCTATAAATACCTCATCGCCGTTGCTGTATCCATGCGAGTTCGATGTAATAACACCAGGACTAGCTTGTGTAATAGCGCTTATAGTTTTTGTTGTGGCCGATAATACTTGCAATCCGTTGCGGTAAACACGCATGATCTGCTCACCAAACTCAAGAATATACGTATCCGTTGTCTTGAACTGAAAAGGAATTAAGCGCGTCTTAACGCTGCTTGTTTTAACTTCTCCTAGAAACTCTGTACCTGGACGACGTGCAACACCGCCATGCGGCATAGATACCATGTTTGTTAGATCCGATAATCCCTCTCTATATTTTTCTATATTTATTCTGCCCTCTAGCCTGGGAGATAGTTCTCCAGCCGTAAAGGATTGTATAGCTGGCGCTGATCGTGCCATTATAACCTCGATTCAATAAGATCACTTGCCTCAATACGCTGTGGCGCTCCCTCTGTTGCATCGATAAATCTAGCCTCACGCAATCGCTCGTCGTATAAAACTTTTTGCAGCTGCACTACTGTTGTCGATCCGGTTAGCGCATAGGCTATAGAATAAGCAAGTCGTGCTGATAATGTGCCTATCAATCCAGCATCATATTCGTTTGGATCCTCAGATCGTGATACAAACTTAATCTTTGCAGTATCTTCGTCCGTTAGCAGCTTTCGGCCCTCTATCACAAAGACGCTGCCGCCGGTATTGTTTGTTAGATTATCAAAAGGATATGTTGACGTACCATTACTAAACTCAAGAACACGCAAGCAAAATGGATCCGTCGGTAATGTATAGGAATTACTATAGCCATAAGTAGGGCCGGTCGTATCTTTTGCTAGATCGGCCCTCTTAATTAAACAGTTCCAGGGGTGAGCGCGGAATGTTTCATTCCGGACGTTTGCATAGACTTGACTAATAACACGCGCTGCTTTGGAGTTCTCATCCAGCGCTGTTATATTGGTCGCCCCAATCGCGTTTAGCGCATTATTAGCTATTTCTACTACACTCGACATAGATCACCCCTGGTTGATTTTAGGTTACGACATACTCAATCATAAAGGAGAGATCGCCGGCAGTGTCACCAGCAGCATCAAACAACAGACCGATATTGTAGTATCCGCCTGGATCGCTTGATTGCCCGGCATCTTCCCAGACTCTCTGACCCATCGTATTGATATTTCTCGCCTCGAAAGCTACTTCTGTTCCGGTTGTAACCGCTGCACGTAAATCAGTGATAGCGCTTGCATAAGCGTCATCATCGACCGCCGTTACGTTTCCATCCGCAGAATATAATCCCACGTCGCAAGTATTGGTAGAACCACTATCCAGGTCGTCATTGAATAGTTTGATGCTGATAACACTTGCGTTTGTTGGAATTGGCGCAAGCATAACAGTATCAGTAGCACTAAGATCACCGGCAACAAGAGCTACAGTACCCTGTATAACTCTCTTGATTCCGTGATGCTGTCGTGCTGGATTCATAACCTGGGGATCAGCTTCAAAGTTAGTTACTAATGTTGAATTTTTATTAGCCATGATCTAGTCCCCCTTATTCGTTACAAGCTATTTCTATTACCATCTCTTCTTGCATCCTGGATGCACCAAAAGTTGAGCAGTAATAGATTTGTGTTGAATAGGATTTATCTGGACGAGGATCTATCTTTGCCGTCACATCCTTACCAAGAGCCATCACAACACCTTCACGCGCATACGCATAGCATAGTCGTGATGTACCATCGTCTTTTAAACGATTGGATGTAATGAATTTAAATCCCATGAATGAATCAACAGTTCCGTTTACTAGCGCCTTTCGTACCATCTACGGCTTTCGCCGCCGCTTTCGCGTTTGTGGTCTGGACTTTATCTTTACCCACAACTGAATGTTTGGGTATCCCCTGTCAAGTCTCTACACCTTCCTATTTCTAGGCTTGGCTCGGTATTACCATTTTAAAGGCTTCACCGAATTTAAGGGAGTTTCGTCTAAGTGTTTCCACTTAGATAGGCAAAGTGTTTACCGAGTTAAAATCCGCTGACGTTACTGAAGTTGTGTTGAGTAGATCCTCGATCTGCTCGGGAGATACAACGATATATCTCTCGATTGAGGGATCAACACTGTTTTGATCCATTATCTTTTTAGCACTAATTAGCTTAGCGATTGTCAAACCGGCACTGCCATGCACGATTTTCTGACCACTAGGCAACGCTGTGCTAGTTCCACCGGACACACCAGTTTTAGCTGTACCGCCTAAAGCACCGATGATTTCATCATCCATTGCTCTGCCGATAGCTGCCGCTGCTGCCTTGCCGTATGTGGACTCCGGCGATATGAGCATACGAATTTTGTCCTGATCATCAACTAGATCAGCGTATTCATAGTCAGACATTGTGACCATTCTTCTCGCATGCGGTGTATCCATGATCGGAGTGCTGGCATGCCTCGACGCTCTCTTCTGCGCCACTGCCGAACCGATCTGTTCGAAAAAGGCTTTCTCGCCGTTAACAGTTTCTTGTCGTACAGAATTACGCAGTAATGAACCCATTTGCTGCGATAATAACTGTATGTTTTGAGAAAACTGATTAACGAAAGCCGTAGTGATTTGTGTACTCATAATAAGTACCTCCGTTAATTTAAGTTAAAATTGAAGCTGGGTTGTCTTATAAATAAGGCCCAAATAGATAGTTTAACCTGGAAGGATCCTAAGATTACCCCTCCGGCTCTGGATATAGCTGCTCGTTAAGTGCCAAAACACGCTGTACGTAGGTTTCATGCTCTGGATGTTGACTACTCCAATAAGGTGAACCGGTAACCATTAACTCGCGTTTTTCTTTCTCGAGTTCTGCCGGTGTACTAATCTGCTCACTTGTGGGGCCGCCCAGGGCATCTTCGCTTATCTGGTCAGCTATAGTGGCAAACATTCTTATAATCTGTGGGTTATCGCCTAGCAGTGTTCCGTCGGATAGCTCGATGCTCTCCATAATCTCATCGCTGCCTAACAGACTAACAACTGCCGATCTTGCTCTCTCGAGCTTTTGCGGCATTGCGTTGCCCCACTCTTGTTCGAGTTCTGCACGATTTTCGTTAACAATTTGCTGTGCAGAATATTCGTTTTGTGATTGCGCTTGTGTAAAGGTATCCTTTAGAAAATCAACAACCTTGCTTGCCTGGTTAGTACTTAAACCATTGGCCAGCGCTGTTTCCTTAAATGCGCTTTGTTCTTCATCCGTGAATAAATCCGGAAAACTTATTTCATATCCCGATACATCCGCCGGTGATCCGAGCTTTCTATAGACTTCTAGCCGCTCATCATCGGTGGCATGCTTGCCAGGGATTGCTATTTTATCCGCTCCTATCATGCGCTGTGCGTGCATATAGGATTTCGCCAGGCCATTAACGTCCTGGAAATTTGCAAATATAGGGTTGCCTTTAAACTCGTCGCCCAATGTATCGGTAAACGCGACCGGAGTTTCTTGTGCTACTGTTTCTTGAGATTGAGTATCCTCAATTACCTCTGCTGTTTCATTCACTGTTAAGATC